TAATAGGACAATCAACCACAGCAAAATCTGGTATTGGTTTTACAATCCATAATCTATACCTAGATGAGTTTGCCCACGTCCATCCATCGATTGCTGATTCTTTTTACGAGAATGTATATCCTACATTATCCTCATCGAAAGTCTCAAGAATAACAATTACATCTACGCCAAACGGATTTAATAAGTTCTATCAAATCTATGCTGCGGCAGATCGAGGTGATAATGAATATCTAGCGACAAGAATTGATTGGTGGCAACACCCTGATAGAGATGAAGCATGGTATGAAAGAGAGCTTGCTAACCTAGGTTCGATCGAAGCCTTTAATAAACAATATGGGAATGAATTCGTTAGCTCATCCAACCTTTTATTAGACCCAGTCGATATGAAGAAGATGAGAAAGAGAATGAAGCCTTATGTCTATCATGACTTTGATGAATTCGACTATATTTCTATTGATACAAAGGGGCATTTAGAATGGGATCCGGAGTTTGACATTGATACATGTGGAGATAAAGAAAACTTTTGGGTATTTTCTGTAGATATTGCAGAAGGTAACGGAGGAGATTCATCTGTTATTAATGTTTTTAGAGTAGATCCTATGAACAAAGCAGAAATAAAAGCGATTGTTAGCCCGGGTGCAATGTATGATTTCTTTAAATTTACACAAGTATGTAGGTTTAAATCAAACGAACATGTTATAGAAGATTTTGCAAAGGTACTTTATACTTTAGCAGTAGACGTATTTAACTCTGAAAACGTAAAAATGATTGTAGAGTATAATACTTATGGTACTGTTTTATTTCAGTATCTAAGAAGTATTTTTCCACAGAGAAATGATTTTGATGATGAAATGATAGTTAAATTTAAACATCGACATGATGCAAAAACTATTAAACCAGGAATCAAACTAAAATCTGACAATAAAGCTATCTTTTGCCAGAACTTTGCAAAATTATATAAGATAAATAGATTAGATTTAACGGATGAAGTTACAGTAACCGAAGCAAGTCTTTTTGGTACTTTACCAAATGGAAGCTATGGGGCACAAATGGGGAACGATGATGTCATCATGACATGCATTACTGCGACAGAATTTTTTAACACAACAGACTATGCAGATTTTGTAGAAGAGCTCTTGGATTTTATAGATCCTGATCTTCATGACGAGATGGAAAGTATACTATTTAAAGATAATGATCAGGCTGGAGATTTACAATATGATATTTATGACCTATTGAAATAAATTTACAAAAGCATAGGGATATATAATAAAAGAATTAAAAAATAAAAACGAACAACTATGGCATTAAGTCCCAATTTATTACAGTTCAAAAGCTCAGGCGTATATCGTTTAGAGTTTGACAAGTCACAGACCGTAAATATTCCTGCGGAAACAATTAGATTAGTTGTAGGTAGATCTTTAAAGGGTCCTTACAACACTCCAGTTCTTATCCAAGATATAGAACAATTTACTCAGGTATTCGGTGGTATTGATAAGTCGTTAGAAAAGAAAGGAATGTTTTTCCACAGATCAGCAATTGAATGTTTATCAAGAGGTCCAATTTTGGCTCTTAATATGACATCATCTGACGATGACGATAAAGTAGCTTTATTTTCACCAGCTACTAATTCATCATTAGAAGGTTTACAGTCTATACCTAAAGATAATTTAGATCAAAATAGAGTATTAAAGAAGTACAGTGATGTATTTGACACAGACAAGTTCTGGACTCCTTCAGATTCAAAATTATTATCTGCTGCAGATCAAGACGATAACCACGCTATCTCATTTGTAAATATTAAACAAGATCCTATTACAGTTATTATCAGACAAGCTTCTGATGTTAGAGGATTTGAAGTACAAGCAAGAGAATGGTACGGTGAAGGAAACGTTCCAGAAGGTATTGATAATACAGAATACGTATCTGATTACATGGTAGATGTTTTCATATTTAAAGGAAAGTTCGATCCAGCTTTATTAAATAACGATCCGACTTACGGAGCATTCTTTAATGAAAAAGGATTATTTAAATCTGATTTTGCAAAATTTGCAGGTTTAAGAGAAGTAACTTTATTAGCACAATATACTGGTTCATTAATTCCAGAATTCCAAGATAATGAAGGAAGACAATTATACATTGAAACTTTAGTTAATCTTGAAGCTAGAAGAACAGGTTTATTCTGTGCAATTCAAGAAGATGAATTAAGTTCAATTGATTTAGTAGGTAATGGATTTAACATTTACCAAGACTACGAAGTACTTTCTCATAGAGTAGAACAGGTTGCTACAACATCAATTAATGATTTAACTGCATTTGGAGCTAAAGCATTATTAGACCCGTCCGATAATAAAAAATTAATTGTTTCGGGTGGTGTTAATTTAACTGCTGCAAATTTAAATGCTAGTAATATTGTTTCACCTGGAAAATTCTTACTTTCTGCAAGTGCAGGTGAATTTACACAAATTAAAGAAGCTGGAATACAAGATATACCAGGTGGAGGTGTAACTATAGAATGTGAGGGTGCTATTAGCAAATCTTATGAAGAATTTGAAGCTGGAACTCCTGCTACATTTGCAGGTTCAACAGGTATTAAAGTTGTAAATGGTAATATTTTATTAACAGCTGTACCAAATTTATACGGAGATCTAGGTTTAAATGGAACTTATTTATCTAGTGTAAATAACGGTGAATATGTAAAGGTTGGAAATATCGATCCTACATATACTAATACAGACCATCCAGGTTATACTGTGGAGATTTCTCCTTCAGGTTCTACTGGATTTAATACTTCTTATGGAGATAATCCTATGATTACTGAATTAGCAGTTAATGTATCAGCAGTTTCTACTAATTTTGATGTAGCAACTTTAGATCCTAACTCTAGAGCTGTAATGTTTAAAACATTAGCAGATGGATGGAATTGGGATGATAATACAGCAGGTGTATTTACATTCTCTAAAACTGGAGCAGATGATTTTGGAACAGTTGAAGATGGCGTAATGACATTAGATGCTAAAGTAGGTATGTATGTTCCAGGTGATGACCAAAAACTTTCTAGAATTTTAAAGATTGTTAAACAAGTAGATGGTAATACAACTAAATACATATTTACAACACATAGACCAGTTTCTTCAAGACCAGGTTACGCACTTAAGAGATATGAAGATGCTGCAGGTGTATATAAAATGTTTGCTTTAGATGGAGCGACACAAACTGACAAGACAATTGCAGAATTATTATCAGCTATTAAGCCAGGAACAGGTTTAGGTAATGCATTAATTGATAAAGATAACATTACATTTAGATATGTTATTGATACGTTTGGTTCTTTAGAAGCAGGTGGAATATTAAATAAAGAAGAATTAACTTTCTTATGTAAAGAAAGACAAAACGCTTCTGCTATTCTTAACGCACCAATGATTAAAGAATTAAAAGCTTCAACTAATCCATCATTCTTAAATGAATTAACTGGAGCATTTGATGTTAACAACGTTGCAACGGGTGGTAACTTAAATTTAAACCCAAGTGCATTATACACTTTACCTTCAATTAATGAAGGAGCAACTTACGGATTCTATTACGGTCCAGGTTTAAATGTTATTGAAAACGGTAAGACTAAGGTGATTCCACCAGCGGCTTATATTTCAAATAACTATATCGATAAATTCTCTGACGCTCTGCCATGGTCAATCATTGCAGGTCCAAGAAGAGGTGTTGTTGGTGGAACTGGAGTACAATCATTAGAATTTGCATTTGATAAGAATGATAGAGATGTACTTGAACCATTTGGATATAACCCAATCGTATTCGAAAGAGGCGTAGGTTTAACAATTAAAGGAAACAAGACTGCACAGCAAGGAATTCAATCAGCACTTTCTTCAGCACATGTAAGAGAAGCTCTTATATACATTGAAGATGGATTAGCAGAAATTCTTAAAAACTACCTATTTGAGTTTAATAATGCTCAGACTAGATTAGAAATTAAAACTTTAGCAGATAACTTTATGGAGTCAGTGAAGAAAGATGGTGGTGTATATGATTACAGAAACATCATGGATTCTTCTAACAACACTACAGACGTTATTGATAATAACATGGGTATTTTAGATACGTTTGTTGAACCAGTTAAAGGATTAGAGATTCTAGTATCGAGAGTAACTGTACTTAATACAGGTGAAATTGCATCAGGAAACTTTGCGTAAAAAAAGAGAATATATAAAATAAATATAAAATAAACGATATGGCTTTACCACATTATTCAGAAGACCAAACTAGTAAGAAAGGCAAGAACTTTGAGCCAGTACAGGTTAACCTATTCGAGGTAACAATTTTACCACCGGATGGCGTTGCTGGACAGGAACTGTTCTTACAACACATTAATTCAATTACAGGTTTGGAAGCTCTTCATAGAGAGGTTGCGGCTATCGAGCAAAAGTATAAGTTCTCAACTAGAT